GACGCCTCAAATGGTATTTCTAAAGATATTCTTAAACTATTAATAGAAGGGCATATTGGTAAAAGATTAAAAAGCGATAAGGTTCTCGAAGAGATTCTAAATTACACATAAAATAATAGTCTAATTATATTGACTTTTAAAAGCATTTGATAAAAATGTTTAGCTTAAGGCAAAGTCAATGAATAAGAAAGACAAAATTATTTTTTGGACAATTAATACAGACATGACAAAAAAACTAGGTCTTAAAGGCTTAGAACTCTTATTATTTGCTCTAATAAATAACTTCACTCAAGATGAAGAAGGTGAGTTTTATGGTAGAATTAACTGGCTTGCTGATACTCTAAGTGTAAGCAGACAAGCTATTAGTGCTGCTATAAATAAATTATTAGAAAAACAAATTATAAAGAAAATAAAAAGAAAAAATCAAATATATTTCAAAATAGACAAAAAAGTTATAGACCATGAAATAGAGCAATATAACAAAAAAATACTAGATACAGAATGTAAAGAAAGTTTACATGATAATGAAAAAGAACTTAAAGGGGATGTAAAGAAACTTGACATAGAGTGTAAAGAAACTTGACATAGAATGTAAAGAAACTTGACATAGAATGTAAAGAAAGTTTACTTTCTTCTTATATATATATAAATCTATATAAAACTAATATATATAAATTTATATTAGAAAAAAATATTGAAGAACAATTTGATGATTTACTCATAGAAATCCTTTATCGATTAACCAGTAAAAGAATAGACATAGCATCCAAAACAACAAAACTTTATTCTCAAATAATTACATCAATTCAAAATAGAAAGTATGACTTAAACGACTGTATTCAAAAAGCTTATGACACAGCTCTACCATCAGCGGGTCATTACAGATGGCACAATTTCACACAGGAAGTATTACGGCTCTTAAATCAAGGGAGCGATGACGTAAAAAAACACAAAACAGATGAAGAGAGAGTTTTATATAATCAAAAAAAAGTAGAGTATCAAAAGAGTAAAGAAGCAGAGAAATTAGTTGAACTAGAAAAACTTGCGGAATCAGAAAAGGAAGCAGAGACTTTAGGTTTGACCTTAAATCAATACAGTATACTTCACACTCTTGTTTTCAGTTTTTCCATAGAAAATAAACTAAGCTTTAATCAAGACTTTAGTGAAAACATAAATGCATTCATACTCGCACATTCTAATTACAAAAAACTTATAAAAAATGAGGAGGCTAAAATACTAGTAAAATGACATTAAAAATTAAAATTAAAATAATAGCTTATATCTTATTAGTCTTAGTAGTATCTGGACTTAGTATAACAATAATGATTCAGAAAACAATAATAGGGAATAACAAAAATGAAAACCAATTACTAACTGTAGAAATAGAAAAATTAAATAATGAAATAGAGTTTAAAAAAAAGAATGCAGAGAGAATAGAAAATTTTTCTAATTCTAGCGAAAAAATAAAACAAATAAAAAATGAGGAGCCTCTTAGAGATGATATTAAAACTTCAATTGATGCTGTTATTTATGATTTTTATAAACACGTCTTGCCAAACAATGAGTAATTTAGCACTCTCTACACCACCAGAGCAATATTATCCCAGTGCTATAAATACAGACAAAGAATTACTTTTATCATATCAGCAAGTCACTATGAAAATATCTAGCTGGCAAGATTGGTATAATATTAATACAAGAAGTAATTATTTTAATTACAGTGATAAAGAAATTATATATTTCACTTCAAAAGATATTGCCAAAGAATTAAACTTAAAATCAGAAAAACACCTCCATTCAATTTTAAGCCGTAAAAAAATAATATACAAAATTAATGACAACTGGTTTTTACACTCTGAATATTCTGGACTAGGATATATGTATTCAAAACTGGTAAAAGAAAGTGATATATATATTTATGATAATAGGTGGACGGCAAAAGGTAAAGACTTTATTACAAAAATAATCAAAGGCGAAAATAATGAGTAACTTAAATAATTTCACGGTTATAGGTAGGCTAACACAAGAGCCTAAACATTCCACTTTAAGTAACCAAACTTCTTTGTGTGAATTCTCACTTGCCAATAATTACTACTCTGGAGAGAATAAACCCAAAGGTGTCAATTATTTTAACTTTCTTATGTTTGGAAAAAGAGCAGAAACAACAGGTAAATACTTAACTAAAGGAATGCTTATTGCAATTATTGCTGAAGTGAGAGAAGAACGCTGGATTGATAAACAGGGCAATCAAAGAAATAGAGTAAAGTTCATTGTAAAAGAATTATTTTTTTTAGAAAGCAAAAAAGACTCAAGTTACACTAGTTACCAGTATGAAGCTAAAAAAACGAATACTCCAGAAAACACTGACAGACAAGGCAATTTAGGACTAGACGAACCACCAGAAGAAAAACACAGTGTACCTAAAAATAAATATGGATTTGGAGAAAATGACCTGCTTCCAGATGATGACTTTGATGATGACGAGGATGTTCCATTTTAAGATGCTAAATAAAAAGGATTAAATAACAATGACACTAAGTGAGTTTAACAAAAAGAGAATAAACAAGGAAAGTTTTTTAATTTACTTTTTTAAAGATACTTGAGAAATATGTTTACCTACTTGGAAAGTAGTAGAAAAAGAAGCTAAGAAAAGAAACATTGAAATAATAAAAATAGAAAATGAAACAGATGATGACAAGAACTTGAAAATCAATTGCTTTGTGAAGAGCTATCCTACAACTGTTTATTTTGTAGAGGGTGTGCTTACAAAACACATTGAAGGCAATGTTTTAGTCGTGGAGCGGTTATGCCTTTAGAAAAAGAAACATTTTTTGAATTAAATGACAAAAATGGTTTACAAGAGGCTATTAATTTAATACCAGAGAATGAAAAAGAAAATTATAGAGTTGTTCTCAAAAAACTATCAAACAGAAGTTGGCAACAATTAAAGTTTTACTGGATAGTAATTAAATGTTTATGTTATTTTCAAAAAACAAACTTTGAGCAAGAAGAGATGAGTGAATACATAAAAGAAAATTATTGTGTATTCACAAATCATAAAAAATACTTAAAAAAATGGAGGCTCTTAAATAACCGAGTGACATATTACTGTAGTTACTCAGTAAAAATGATGTTGCTTAGCCATAAAGAATTTTGTAATTATATGGACTGGATAGAGGCAAAAATAGTTGTCGAAAAGTTAGGCTTTAATCATTTTGAAGACTTAATGCTTAAATATAATGCTAATGCTAAACCTAAGAAATTACTTAATGTTTACAACTATAAAAAAAGGAATAAATAACAATGAACCTATTACAAAAGTTTCATGAAGTTTTAGAAAGCAATAACTTAAAATCAGGTTGCTGCTTATTTTGTGGAGAAAGAACCATAACTCAATTAGCTCACATAATACCATCTGGACACATAAAACATTCAACATCAGTAAAACAAGTTATGAAACATAATACTCAAATTGAAACTAAAGCACTCGCTATAAAACTACTGGATTTACCATTACTAAACGTTATTCCAAGTTGCCCTGAATGTAATGGACTAGGCAATATGAATATAGCTCAAAGAAAAAAGTTTATAAATAATTGCTCTGACATGATTCTTGGAAGTGCCTTAGAAATACTTGAAGGTGAATCAGATATTATAACTATAGTACAAATAAAGTTTTTTGTGAGTCAATTGCATGAGTGTATAGACATTGAAGACGAAGTAAAAGTTACAAATATAAAAGAGTTACAAAGGCAATTTCAATTATTTTTGACCAGAGAGCATTATTAAAATATTAATTTACACCCCTTCGGGTGTGCCTGATACTCTGTTGCCATAGGCACACAGACGTGACGCAGAGCGGAGGCAAGGAGACAATTGATTATGTTAAAAATGATGGTTTTTTCAATGAACACAGCAAAGTATTTTGAATTAGGTATTTCGGAGCTAAACAATTTTCTAGCTCATCTCATAGAAAAATATCAATGGGAAAAATATACTTTTAATCCTATTGACGAAAGGCTAAAAAATGTACTAGCAGAGTATACCCCGCAATTTTATAAAGAGGAATGGTGTGAAGCTTTTAAGACTTGGCTTAAAGAATTAGAAGTCGGAGATGACTTGTGTTTGTATGACGGCTGGGTTTCAAAATGGGAAGAAATGGAAATTATAAAACAAAATTACAGAGATAAGTTTTTAGAGACCAAACAAAATAAGTAAAGAATTATAAAAAAATACACCCCTTCGGGTGTGCCTGAAGAGGCAAGGAGAGTAACGAAAAATGAGTAACGAATTAAAACTAAGTAAAGAAGGACTTGAGCATTTGAAGAAAAGTGAGGGAGTTATTCCTTATGGCTATTTGTGTCAAGCAAAAAAGCACACAATCGGTGTAGGGTGTCTTGTGAAGTTTCTAACACCATCGCAGGTTAGTAGTATGGTAATGTTAGATAATTCTTGTGTAAAAAGAGTAATGAACATACCCCCTTATGTAAATAAAGAGGGTTTAGTTATGACAGCAGATGATGAGCTTGTGGATGATATTCTAAAATATAGACTTGTTGCATTTGAAAAAGCAGTTAATACTGGTGTTACAATCGAGCTTAAGCAGCATCAATTTGATGCATTATTAAGTTTTGCTTTCAATGTTGGAACAGCTAACTTCAAAAAATCTAATTTACGAAAACAAATCAATACAGGTAAAGCTACGGACTCTATGATTAGTGAGCTTTTTCTTAATTGGACTCGAGCAGGTAAACTTAGAGGCGTATTAACTAGCAGACGAGAAAAGGAAATACTTCTTTATAACAAGGGAGTTTATTAAGATAATAACGCTCATTGTAGAGTTTTATTATGTCTGTCACTCTGCACTTCGCTTTGTAGCATACAGACGTATGTACAGGAGCAACAGAAGATTATGTTTTGAGTAAATATGATGAAAATGATGAACCTTTAGAACTTGATTTTGACGAATGGTATTCTTTCATGCTTAAAAGCGGAAATATATTTAATGCTATAAAAGGCATACGTTGTGATGAACCTGTGTATTTTTTAGGCGATATAAAATTAATTTAAGGAATTAGAAAAATGAAAAACGATGAAAAAGAAAATAAAGTGGGTATCATTGGTTACTGTCTGATAGGGGATTTAGAGAGTGTGAAAGAGTGCGTACAAAATGGAGAAGATGTAAATGAAAAGAATATATATGGACACTCTCCCTTATCAATATCTATACAATATGGACGAACAGAAATAGCAGATTATCTTAAAATATACGGAGCGATAAGATAAATGAACACTCCAAAACAAAAAGACAATATAACTGTAGATAAATTACTTTCTGAATTAGAAAAATTAATAAAGCAAGGATATGGAGATTGCTATATAATTGTTAATGACAAAAATGGAAATGAATATTATCCTACATACATGCGTTTATTTGAAAAAGAAGAAAAAGACGTTATAAAATTTGGATAGGCTTAGAGGGAGAAGAGTAAAAATGAGTAATGAGAATATTATCTTGAAAATACAAAAATTATTAGAACTTGGTAATTCTGAAAGTGAGCATGAAGCGAAACAGGCAACAAATAAAGCTTACAAATTACTTGCTAAACATAACTTAAGTTTACAAGAATTAAAAGATGTTACTAAAGAGTACATAAAAGAAGATTTAGATTGTAAACATTTTAGAACCCCAACTGAATACTCCTACGTGCTAGATATACTGCGTAATAATTTTTTTGTTGTACCAATTTTTACAACTGAATGGTTTCCTTCTAAAACTAAATATAAAAGTTTGAAAAGCTATAAATTGTTCGGAACTCCCAGTAACATAAAAATTGCCATATATGTTTTTGTATATTTAGTTAGAACTTATAAAAATCTATATTCCAATATAAAAACTAGAAGTGTACAGAGTACCCTGTGGAAAAATAAATCTATTAATAAAAATAGTTATTATATGGGACTTACAAAAAGTATTAATGCTAACTTGAAAGATGCGAAAGAAGAAATAGAAAATGAGGCAGGATTAATAATTGTAGAAGATAAAGTATTAAAAGATTTCAAGGATTCATTAAAGCGTGGAAGTAAACACAAAATTAATATAAATACTGATAGTTATAATCAAGGTTTAATTGATGGTGCTAAAGTACAAATAAAAAAGGCTGTCAATACTGAAAGAAAAGAGTATTCAAAGGGAGAAAATCTATTAACAAAAAAATAGCCCCAAAAATAGACATAAAAAATTATACCACAATAGAAGAAATAAGTTCATTAATTGGCAAAAATAAAAATTATATATATAGAACAATAAAACAAACTGGCATTATTCAAACAAGAATAAATAAAAAAATATACGTTCATAAAAAAGATTTAGATAAAATTAAAAACTATAAGAAGAAAAGTAAATCTAAAATAATTGAAAGTTTATTAAAAATAGAAAGTAGATTTAAGAATAATCCTAAAAAAGAAATTAAAATAGAGGACTTAGTTAAAGAGCTTAAAACAACAAAAAAACAATTTAATAACTTTAGAAGTTACTATTCACCAAAAGAGAGTATCAGCAATGAAGAGTTATTGAAACTCATAGACAAAGGTAAAAAAAATACAGATAGCAAAAAGAAAAAAATTAATATTGAAGGGTGTACCAAAAATAGATTTACATGCGAGTATTATATAGCTGATGAATGCTTGAATACACATTTTCAAGATGATGAAGGCAGTATTATAGAATGTAGGTATTAAGGCAGTTTTGTGTCCATAGACTTCTCATAGCTCTTGTAAGCGTCACGTTTTTTAAGCATTTTATCACTAGCCTTATCAAAAAAAGCACTCCTCTTAATTATTTTCTCCTCTTCAAGTATTCTCACAATTTTTAATTTTTTACCTACCCGTTCATATATTGCCCTTTTACCATCTCTTTTTCTTTTAAGCTCAAAAAACCCATGTGTGCTTGTTTTGTTGTCACTTGTTCCAATTTTTCCCATTCTGTTAAAGCGATACTTGTTTTTTAATATGCCTTTATAATTTCCACCACGAGAATAACTTGTCGACATAGGATTATACTCTTCACTTGTACCCCATAAGTTTTTACCCAAAGATTCTCCCACCTCGTGATACCCCATATACTCAGCTGTAGTGAAAGCTTCTGAATATAATTTACTTTTAGTGGCTTTATTAAACCGTATTGAGCCTACAGTATACTGATTTCTTAAAGTAAAACTTTTTGCAACCTCTTTACGCACTTCTTTAAAAGTTCCTCCAGCCAAAGCATTAAGAGTATCAATTTGTGCAAGTTCATGTGCAGAAGGCATTTTATTTTTTAGAATATTATATAATTCTTTTATGCTTATAATTTTTCCCATAAATGAATCTTACTTTTCAAACTTTGATTGAATAGCCTTAGCACCACTTAAACCAAGTAAAGCCCAAACAAAATAGGGTAGGGTGTCGTTAAGGCGAGAGTCATTGCTGAACACCATGAACAATATTGCCACTACCATCGCAAAGCTACCAGTTAGAGCAATTAAACGCATGCTTGAAAGACTGTTTGTTTTACTTGACGTGATTATTTCACGAAAGAATTTTGTTATCATAATTCATCACTCTTAGGATTTTCTTTTTTTATCTCGGCTTTTCTTGTGGCAATATTATTTTCAAGTTCTACTTTTTCAGTTTCACTTAAGCCTTTATCGTTAAGTAGTCGGTTATTCATTTTATCAGTTTCACTATATAAACCCTCTCTTGTTTCAGTAATGTAAGCATCATACTCACGCTCTGTGATAAGGTTGTCATTAAACTTTTCTTTGTATGTTTTCTCTCTTAAATACTCTTTATCTTCGTTGTCTATGTCTATTTTCTTTAGAGGGTATTCAAGCGGGTTTTTCTTGAAAAGTTCAAGCTCACTCATGTCGACTATGTTGTCAAACTCGTCAATCTTTTTACCGTCATCAATTGTAAGAAGTCCTTTTTGTAATAAAGTTTTATTGTCATACTTTTTGCCGTCTTCACTGTAAAACCGTCTATCAATGCCTTTCAAAAATTGTGATTTTCCTGTCTCGAAAGTCTCAATATAATTTTCTGTCATAAGGCTCTCTACATGCGGATTCATGCCTTTACTTGAATATTTATACGAGTCTCCAATGATGTGAGTATTTTTGTCTACAACAATAAAACTCTCTCCAATGTTAATGTCTTTTATATTTTTTATTTTCATTTTTATTATTTCCTTGCCCTGTAGGGGTGTTAATTACGCTTTATAAAATATTATCCAGTTTACAGCTAAGTTGTTATCTCGGTTTGTTGCTCCTGCTGGGGCTACACGTGAAGTATTAAGTACTAGCCCCTGACTAAATGGTTTCTCGGCTACATCTCCACTCTGATTTGTTATTTCAAATGCTCCTTCTCCTACACCATATCGACTAGCTCTCATGCGAGTCTCACCTTTTATATTCACAATAGCCGTACTCTGATAAGTACCTGCAAGTCCTCTATTTTCTACAATTGATATATAACGACTATATCCTGATTGATAATAATTAGGATATTTACTTGCGGAACTTGATCCTGCTCCTTTAAGAACACCACCCCTACCGTCAGGCAAATAAAAATAGCCTTCAGTGGGAGTTCGTCCGTTACGCCAAGAATGCTCTATAGCATTAAATAAAGCTTGATGGTCAGCTATTAAAAGTAGCGTATCATCGCATAAATAAGCATTGTTAGGTATAGTGTCTACCAGTCCTGCCCATGCCGTAATTTCACCAACACGGAGACTTCTTGTGCCAAGTATTTCTTTCATAAGATTATTAATATCAGTGTCATTAGATTCTATTTTCTCACTAAGACTTGACAAATCAGTCTCAAGCCATTTACTCACAAAGTGTTTAGTCGCTTCATAAAATTGGTCTAAATCCTCACTTGAAGGAGTAAGTCCTGCCTTAACAATATAATTCTCTTGAAACTCACGAATAATCTGATTAAAAGTATCAGCAGGTATTCCAGTACCCGCTCTTTCTTGTCCGGGCACTTCAATTCTGTCTTGATAACTACCATCTGGAGTAAGCCCATCAACTATTTTATTATCATTGATTTTCATAAAACCACCTCTTCTAATTTATTTATTTTTATTATTTCTTTGTGAAGGCTTGAATATGTCCACATTGAGTGACCCCACATTGAGCAACTCCACACTCCCCATACTGCCCAAAGCTTTCCTTAACTGAAACATTAAAGTCAAGCAGCGTGTAGGCGGGAAATAGTTTTTCGCAAAAATCTTGAAACATTAAACTCTCAACTCTGGTGTAAATAGTGCCCACAATACTAATAGTTGTTTTGTCACTCAAAAGTTTTATTTTAATGTTACGATACTCTGCCTCAATTATTCTCTCGAAGTATTTCATCGACTGCCCACCAAAACTAGACGCATAAAGTTTAATCATTTTAGAATCTATTAAAGGGTCATTACTAGAAATTATGCTATATGTTTTCATCCAATCATTAATTGTGTCAATGGCTGTAAGTGGAGAGCTTTCTTTTACAATTTTGTCTTGATAATTTCTTATTTCGCTAAGTCTATTAACTATAGCCTCAAAAAAAGCATTAATCGAGTCGCCAAATTTCCATAAAATACCTTTTGGTAATAGCATCTTAAATATTTTTATGTCTAATTTATTATTCATATATTGCCTCCCCACAATATTTAACTCCAAGTTATTTTACCAATATCTAAAATCTCTCCTAGCTTGAGAGAGTAAGGAATAGACCCTCCATTATCAAGGTTAATACCTAACTCAATCGCTTTAGCATTAGAAAGTAAAGCAGCCGATTGTAAATTAGCAGTACTTATAGTATCGTTACCAACTTCATAAGGGTACTGAAGTGGGTAAATACTTCTCACTAAATCCTTACAACTATTTTCTATTAAAACTTTAATGCTTTCATTGTTTGGCATAATAGCGTAAACATCAATATTTACTTTTATTACTTTCACTTTTTCTACAACAATATCGCAAGGCGGCGACCATGAAGGATTTTCTAAATGATTTTTTACCTCTTCTATTTTAGCGTCATTAGGGATTCTGTCATTTCCACTAACTAACGGATACACAGTAACGATTCTATTATTAATACTAGGACGTACTACAAACGCTTTGGTTATACTAGCAACTTCTAAAGCTCTGTTAACAAAGTCAGGGATTGCTCCACCTTGCGGCTTCGCTCTTTCAAATGTAGATATTCTAGACCTAAGGTCTTCTATGTTTTCTGTGTTCTCACCTTTTACCACTATGTTTGTGACAATAGCAAAAGTGTCAACGCTTGCTATAGGAGATATTAAAGTAAGCTCTATACCAACAGATAAAGCTGTAAACTCACCATGTATAGTGGAGACTGCCTCAACACTTGCTACGCCATCAGCATCCAAAAAAATATTTTTTTCCGTGATATAAATAAAGTCACCATAAATTAAAGAAGTATTTTGAGGTACACTAATACCAACAGAACCTGTAAACTTCACTTCTAAAATTGTAGCATCCCCTTGTTTTTGATAAATGCCATATTGCTCACCTTTAAGTTTTAAGCTATTAATGTCAGCGGTAGATGTGAATATCTGATTATATTGATACCTCGCATATTCAAAACCAATACGAACAGCACCAGCAAAAGCCGTCGCCACAATAACCCAAACACTTCTTTCAAGCATTGAGATGCTGCCTTCTTTATTGTAAAGTTTGTTTTTAATATCAACTAAAATATTATTTCTTATTTCTATTATCGAAGGTATTTTTATCATTGTCTATACTCCCAGTATTTAGATGCTATGGTTTGATTTTGTTTTATTACTTCAATTGAAATAGAATATGTTTGATTTTCTGTCATCTTTACAAAAACCTTAACCTCGTCAGCATAATTTTCTGTTATAAGCCAATTAAGAGATTCCTTTATAGTTTTCTCCACGTGTTTCCTGCCATCATTAGAAAACGCTTGAACTAAAGATAAATCAGAACCTATAGGCTCGTCTCCATTATGAAAAGCATTACCAAACCAACCTTTATCAGTGAGAATAGACACTAGTACCCCGTTATCTAGGGTAGGGTCGCACTCTGGAGATATTTCTAATGTTTTAATATCAAACAACCCATTTTCAAAAAATATTTTTAAGTCACCAAAAGAATATTTACTCATGCTCACCCTCCAGTAAAAATTGTTTTAGTTTTAGCATTTTGAATATCCAAACTCATAGTAGGTGTAGGTGGAGTTGTCGCACTACCAAAAGAGCTTGCTATGTGAGTGTGAGTATTAATAGCCTGTGTAAACTTTTTTAGTGCCGTGTCAAGTTCAGTAAATGTAACAAAAGTTTTTGAGTTTCCATTAAGCTCTATGTTAGACTCAGAATCTATTAAAATGTTACCATTTTGTTTAAGTATTATTTTTGACTTAATATTCCCATTATTTGCCGTTGAGTATAAAGCAACTTCCCCTTCTTTAATTCCTAAACTGCTACTATTACTATCTCTAAAACCAATTGCTACATATTTATTTTTTGAAATATTGAATACAATACCCTCTTTGTCTTTATGAGGTTTTGAAATTAGTCCACTAGGGTAAAGTAACTCAACATAACGAGTGATGCTAGCCACACTTTTAATTTGCAAGAAAATTAATTTTTTCTTTTCTATTATTTGCTTTACTTTAGCAAAAACAATTTTAATCATAATTTATACGTATCCTTAGGTGTGAGTTTCATTTTTGTAGTGTACCCATCATCATTAAAAATAAAGTCTATAGCTTCAATCATAAAAGTCTCTTCAGCAAAAATAAAACAATTTTCACTTTTTAGTGTTACGTTTTTACCAATCTCTAAAATATTATTATTTTTATCAAACCAATTTTTAGTTGCTATATTTATCTCACACGATAAAGAAGTGTCCATTGACTTATTGGCTAAAGCTATGTTAGTGCATTCTTCAATGTTTGAGCCATTGCCTAAAATGACAAACTTATTATTTATAGATATTTCTTTGTCATTAAGTAAACCCTCAATATTTTCACTGTCAGCACTTTGCCCATACACATGATAAGCATTATGCCTTAATGTTCCGTCAAAGCTAACTTTCATATCAATAAAAGTAGAATCAAATGCATCATAATTCATAACAACCTTGTTATTATTTACGTTACCACCAACAACCAAATTGCCTTCAAAGTCAGTATAAATTAGAGGATGAAAACCTTTAATGTTGCTTAAATTAGCTATTTCTTTAAGGTTAGTATAAACATCTTTTTCAATTGAAAACTCTAAACTTTCAAACTTCTTTGTGTCGCCATTCGGAGCTTTGACATTAATTTTATAATCTCCACATATTAAATTAGTCACTTGAAGTAGGCTTACTTTTTCATAACTATATTTATCAAGAAAAGAACTAACTGTTAGCACACTTGTTTTGTTTCTTCCTTGTAAAACAACTTTCAATGTTTTTAAGTTAGTAGACACGATTTCTACCATACCTATAAATATAACTTTATTGTCTACCTTTATTTTTATTTCAGGATAGGTAAAAGGCTTGTATATATTTTTAGCGTCATATGCACTGTAAGGTAAAATTAATGTGAAACTATTAAAACAAGACTTTATGTTATAGTTTAATTCTAAAGAAATAATTTCAGACATTAATGTGTTTTTTATTAAAACTTGTAAGTCAGTCATTAAAAACTACCGCCTTTAATGTTTTGGTAATAAACTATTTCACGCCCTTTAGGTAGCAAGTAAATATCATAACCCATAAGTTTATTGTCACCAAAAAACTTTGATAAAGTTTCCTCATCTACATTACCATAAAGTTCATAGCAAAGCTCAATAAAGTTTCTTTCTCTGTCTAACACTTTTACACACTGAGACGGTAACCGAAATATAGTTTCTTCAAGGTAGGCAATATTGACCGTGATAAGATTATTTAATGAATTAATTATTTCTGGATTAACTGAATAAAGAACATCTTTTTTATATGTTTCTGTAATGTTCGCTTCAATTATTCCCTCAAGTTTCGTGTAGCCTTCAAGTATTTTATCCTTAATTTCTAACACTTTTTCAGATACATAAAGGGCTTCATTTCTGTCAAGATAATTTCCTATAGTTGTCGCAAGTGTTACCGCACTAGCTGTAGAGGACAAAAGAAAATTATTAACTGCTTTTTCAGAATAAGTTCTCACATCATTATCTAAAATAATTTCTATAAAGTCCACATAACCATTTATTTTATTACTCATATTAGTAACGACTTTAGCAGGTAGTTTTAGTAAATCTTGTATCTCCATAAAAGCAAATAAAGGATCTGTGATAAAAACATCTAAAATATTATTTACTTTTCTTTCAAAACTAGATACAGAGTTTTCTATGTCATTAGCCATTTCTGTAATACTACTCATTATTCCACTAAACTTATTAATCGTATTTTCTAAAATAGACTTTTGTTTAACTTGATTAATCCCATTTTTTATAACTCTACTTTCTGGTATTAATCCTTCTGCTAGAGCTTCCTCTTGAGTAAGTTGATTATGTTTATCTACATTTTCCTCTAAGTTCTCTTTTGTTGGTTTAGGATTTACATTTGTTTGTATTTTATTAAATCTTAGAAAAGTAACGTCAAGTGTAAGCAGACGATAAAGTTAAGTCCGAATACGTGCCATTTTTCTCAATGTTTACCCAGATAGTATTTAGTCTCATATTAACATCTTCTTTGCTCGGTTTGTCTGTGAAAAATAAAAAACGAACATTGAAAACACGCCTCGCGATACCATTATTTTGAACTACATTCCGATTTGTTCCTGCCGTATGCTGACTATCAACACTGTACTCGGCAGTGAAGTCTATTTTTTCTACTATAAGGTTAGTAAATTTCTTGCCGTCATAACTGGTATATTCTGAAATATGTAAACTTTCAAGCATTGAAGCCATATTAATACCTTACCCCTCCAGCTATTATATTCTTTATAGCAACATTGTCTCCATAAATAGAGGTTTTATTATTTTCACTTTCAACTAAAACTTCAGTATCTAGTTTGTCACTTGTATTATCTTTAATGTCAATAGTTATTTTTACTTCTCCATTCTCTGAAGCCACAGAAAATCTTTTGTCAATAATGTCTTGTATCCAGTCACTATTAAATAAACCTAAAGTTTTATCCACATTTACACCTGTAACACTTCCAAATAAGCTAACCAGTAGTTTAGGGATAGCTGCCACAATGTCATGTATAGATTTATAAATAGACAAAAACAAAGAAGTTAAGTCGCCTTTTAATAAACTTATTACAATATTTTTTATGTTATTAAATATGGCGATAATCTCATCAGCAATACTAAATCTATCCATAATACCAATTAAGCTATCAAAACTTGAAGACACATTACTCACAAAACTTTTATAACTTTTTGAGTTTTTATATAAAATATTAAATACAGTAAGTAAAACTGTTATGAAACCCAAAAACTTAGTTCCAATTTTTCCTAAAATACTAGGTAGTTTTAAACCGATTTTTTTTGCCACACCTAAAAAAGACAGTAAACTCTTTTTTCCCCATAATGTTATAGAGGTAAAAATAGTATTAATCCATTTAGCAAACTCAAGGAAAGGTAAAGCACGAAGTACATTAAATAATGCTGATATTTTAACTAGAACAAAGCCTAATGGAGCAAGAAAAGCCCCCAGCATTATCATTCCTTTAGTAAACCATTTAAGCACATTTCCTAAAACTGGAATATCAAAAACTTTTAATGCGATAGACACAACACTTATAAGAAACTTAATACCCTTGATAAAGGCAGCCAGAACATCCATAAAGTCATAGAATAAAGAAGTGCCTTGAGCTAAACGGTCAAACACTTTATCAATATTAGGGCTTAGCCTTGCTATAGTATCAAAAAGTTTCTTAAAAGAGCGTTTAACTCTTGTAGTGGCATCACTGTCCATAGTTATATGCTCATAAACCATAGTACCGTCAGAATTATACACTTGTCTCCCAAACTCGTCTTTAAATGCTCTCTTTCCAAGTTCTATAGGCTTAAAAATTTTAGTGAACTTATTTTGAACATTATCTAAAAAACTTATATTATTTCTTATAAAATGCTTAAATACAGGAGCAATAACCTCTCCTATATTCCTTCCTAAGTTTACAATTCTTTCAGAAAACTGTGCAAGCAAACCGTTTAATGTTTGTGCTTGCAGTTCCATTGAGTTATAATAAAGTCCACCTTTTGCCGTAAGTGTATTAATAGCATTTTTAAGCTCTAAAAAACTGATATTACCTCTTTTCATTTGAATAGCCAATTGTTTTTGACTAACATTCATATTTTTACCCATAGTCGCTAAAATGGGGATACCTCTCGTAATAAAACGGTCAAGATGCTCTCTTGTTACTCTATCCTCTGTATATATCCTTGAATAGCCTCTTGTAATGCCTTCTAAAGCAATGTCGTCACCCTGTGCTAAGTCACCTAACTGTTTTAATAAAGGTAATAGATTATCTTTTTTCACTCCAGAGCCAAGTAAAAGGTTACCAGCATTTATTAAAGGTTTAGATGTTAAGGGAGTTATGGTTGCTAGTTTTTGTATTTCTCCAACGAGTTTTTTAGCTTGAAATGTAGAGCCATTAAGTTTAGTTGACATTCTTATTACTGATTGCTCGAACCAGCCTGCTTCTCTTGTGATTAATCCAAAGCCAGCTGCCATACCTGTAAACACTAAACCTAACTTCATAGCCATGTTAGACATATGCCTATCCATATAATAGATTCTTTGCTCAAACTTACCCATTCCAGAAGTCATTCTAAGTAGTGGAGTAGAAAACCTATCAATAGCCTTAAATATTGTGCTTACAGTGTATGTTTTTGCCATTTTTTATTTCCTATTTTCCATTTGCTTCTTTTATAGCCCGAGCTTCTTCTTCCACCAAATAGTGTAGTAATGAAATCCAGTATTCAATTTCTATTAAAGTCATGCGTTCCAATATAAGAGGTGTCCACTTAAATCTATCAGCTAAATGTGCGACTCCTTTTTCATAACTTGTTAGAGACTTTTTTTTTCACTCATATTCCCTTCTGTATTAAAAATATGCATAACAATTTCAGAAAAAACCTCTAAGTCTTTTTGATTTACTTTACTCATAGTTGTTTTATCTATGTTAGCAAAACGAATAAAACACTGTTCTATTACTTCAATTTCATTTGAAGCAGAATAAGACGAATACATTTTTTTCAAATCACCAAACTCTAAAGGTGTAACTTTAACCTCTAGAAGTATGCTTTCTTTCATAGCTATTTTTACTTGGTAAAATAACTTCATGGTTATCTCTTTTTTATCAGGGTCATACTCTATTTTGTCATTACACATAGCAAGAACTAAGTTTCGACATTTATTTGCTACATCAACTTCAGCCTCTTTTTCTAAAAAATGTATATGTTTATATATGTCATTAATATTTTCTTTAGCAACACTTTCCACCATTACATATTTATTAAAATCTAAATCCATTTTATTATTACTCCTTTTTTTCTATACTTTTTTTTAAGTCCCCTATAAGCGTTAGACTAAGAGATGATTTACTAGAATCAAAATCTAGTTTACCTTCTATATACATTTCATTCCCCACGTATAAAACACCATTTCTACAACGCATCAAAAACGATATTGGCAAAGCTGTATTTTTAATGCACTCTAAATAAAGTCTTTTTGTGTGAGTTACAACCAAAGTTAGTTTATCTACTTTTCCTAAAGCTAAGTCTGTCACAGGAAAATACTCAACTCCCTTATGAGTGGCTACTAATTTCATTTTATTTTCTCTAGTGAAAGTTTCACTTAGTAGAAAAGAAACTTTAGTGTCAATAAAAGTAGCGAATTCTTTATTAGCAATAATGACAAGTTCTATAATTTCAGAACGCACTATTTCTAATGAATTACCACTACTCATTAAGAATTAACACTCCCTTCAAAAAACTTTCCTTCCATAGTGAGACTAACAGAACTATCTTTTGAACTAAGAGCTAAAACATCAGCACCAGTTATGGTTAAAGACTCCGACTTAAAAGTAGAATTAGCAGTACGGAGTATTACAGGCACAGCAAGTGCTCCATTTTTAATAAGCAGCAACTGGTCATACTTCTCTTGGGGGATATTAACTTTTAATCCACTAAACCCAGCTTTAGCCTCTGTGCTTTCTATAACATACCCTAAAGTTGTGTTTTCTATTTCGTTATCAATGTTTGGAATGCCACTCTTAGTTGCTTTTATTGTACACTCAGCTGAGCTTGGAACTCCAAGAGAAATATTGTCTACTATTAAACTTTCTATTTTCCCAGCCTTAATTATTTCTAATCCACCTGCCATAATATTACTCCTTATTTATTTTGTTTATAACACTTCATTTGTGAACTGCAGTTTTATTGCTTTTTCTTCCAAAGGACTTGTTAGAAATAATAATAACTCAACTAAAATACCGTCAGGCTTTGGTATAGTAACCTTAAGCGAGTTCAATGTTTCTGTCTTATAATTGGTGTAGGCACTGTATCCCCACTTGTCAATTAAACTTGTTACTGTGAGTTTCGCTTGGTCAGGCTTAACAGCTCGAGGATTCGTTGTTAAAGAATTATTTTCAACTAAAACCGCTTTGACAAAAGGTGGATTATTAAAAGCTACTCTCAAGTCAAAAACACAAACTTGTACTTTAGCAAGTGTTTGAGGATACTTATAAGTGTCATCACTTTCGCCACTTTCTGTTTTTTTGTAAGTGGTTACTATTTTTTGAAAACTAACAGTGCCGTCTTCATTATTATTAACCAAACATCCACCAGCAATAACTATCTGCTCTTTCTCCTCAATTTCCATATTGTCAATGCCTGCCTCAATGCCGTTTATTATTCCATAATAAGCGATAGCGGGGTCAACTAAATGTGAGTCTTCAGTAAACATAGAAAAACTTGAAGCTATTAAATAACTCGGTGTAATACTTTCTGATACCCAGCCTATAGTAAGATATTTATTATTAAGCCTGTTAAGTAATGACAGGTAGGAAGTTTTATCTTTATTAAACCCACTCACAAACTGAAAAGCGAGATTAACTTTTGGACTCCATTTTGTGTTAGCCATGTCAGTCAAACTGTCTATTAAAGTGTCATCAAGATAAGGTAAACACACCATTGTAAAATATGTGCTTCCCCAATGGGAGAATGTATCTTTTATTTTAGGTAACCCTAAGTCACCAGAAAAGTTGCCTACAGCAAATGTAGTGCCTATAGGCAAACCCATTAAGTCAGCATCATTAATATTTTGCTTTATTGTTATCTCGTTAGCACTTAAGCCTTTCCATTTTGACTTTAATATAACGCCTGTTAGGTCGGTGTCATTTTTAAGGGCTGTAACTGGTAACTCTTTATAGCCTGCTATAGAAGATATTACAGCTTCTCTAATCGCTTCTATAGTTGCCCCAACTGGAATACTTACAGCAACTCTTATTCCATTAATATAAAAAACTTGTACTCCACTTTTTGTAGGAACACCTGTAACCTTAATGTTGCTTGTGCTAACACTAGCATTGTCATCTCTGACAGCTAAAGGGCAAGCATAAACCTCTACATTACTTTTATAGGCTAGCATATTAGTTAGCATTGATTCCAAATGAGACCCACTGCCATATTTACTAGCATCAGCCTTAGTTATAACTCTTTTAGGGATGCCTAAAAGTTCACTACTCACACTATCAGTTGATGGCTCTCCATAAACTAAAACTTTACGAACAAAATCTTGTGTAACTGTTTTGTACTTAGTAGGTGTCGCCTCTACAAAAGTGCCTCCTATATTACTAGCTATTCCAATTATTTACTCCTATAATTAAAATCTAATCCCAAGTCAGAGCCAAGTTGTAAAAATATTTGCTTGAGTTCATTGTAAATGCTTGAGTCTGCTAACGTAAATGGACATGAAATCGTAAAAATTAATTTACTAGCATAAGCCATTTTTTCACTGTCGTCATACTCAGGCACAAACTCAGTACTACTTATGAAAGAAAAATCCCCTAAACATTTTTTAAGACCAGTGTCTGTTCCATAGTTTTGAACAGAAATATCTGTAAGTACACCTCTAACAAAGTTTGTATAAAGCATTAAAGTTTTATGCGTTAGCTCATCTTGATAAATATCACTTTCTCTTGTACTTTTATAAGTTTTAGCAAAAGATTTAATTTCCTTGTAAGGAGACACAATAACATCAACATTGAAAGTTACTGTGTCATAAACATAATCTATAAACTCCATCTCTTTTTGTGTTTCAGTTTTGACAGCATAAATATTTATTACTGAAGTGTTACTCGCACTATATAAAAGATTAAAAGTATTTCGTCCTATATATATTTCTGATTGTTCCTCTAAACTTAATTTGCTATTAAATAATTTCAAAGCCTTAAAAAAATAATTTTCAAGCATTGAATGAATAGGTTCTTTTAATGTGGTCATAATACACCTTCCACTTTTGCCATACAGATAAACGTCAAAAAACACATAGAAGTACTTTCTCTAACTTCTTTTACTAAAGCAACATTTTCGTCCCCATTTTGACACCAAGCCACTTCAAGAAGTCTAATATTTTTAGGCAAAACAAACTCTTTCAAGTCTGCTTTTCTAATACTAATTGTGTGAATAGGGGAGTGAATAGTAATGTTTTCGATAGGGACTTTCACTTGCTCTTTTCTTATTGGAAAACCTTTAATTGATGTTGTGAGTCCTTTTTCTCTATTTGTTAAAGTAATAGCCACTCCATCATTATAAAATATTTTTCCTAAATCTTTATTTATCATTTCTCTTATATTCATACATAACTTTCCAGTATTTCAAGTTTTTTTCTACTATTTCTTTTTAGCTTTTTCCTTTAAGTCATTAGCATGAGCTTTCAAATCATCTGCTTCCTTTATAACTTTCTCAGCCTCTTCTATGTCTTTAAGAGCATCACTTTTTGTTTGGTTTGACTCTAGAGCTTTTCTCTTAAGCTCATCTGCTTTAGTTTTCAAGTCCTCTGTTTCCTTTATAACTTTCTCAGCCTCTTCTATATCTTTAAGAGCATCACTCTTTGCTTGCTCTGACTCTTTGCTTTCTTTAAGAACTATTTCCTTTAACTCACTTAAAGTTTTTGGGCTATTCAAAGCCTCTGAAACAACATCACGAGACCTTTCGACAACAGTAAATCGGTCTAAGTCTTTAATATCCTTTACGATATGTTTTAGCTCCATTCTTCTACTAAGCTCAGACTCATTACCATCAAGTTTGCTATTTTTCCAATTCTCTATAACCTCGTCAGGAACTTCATCACCAACACTAACAAGTTTATAAGTTCCGTTACTAATGTAGTTTATTGCTATGTTTGCATAATATTTACTCATTTTTAATTACTCCTTAAAATTAAATTATCTTAGACAAGAGGTTCTATAACACCAACTCTATCCATTGATACAGGGACTGGTGCTTCACAGCTTAAAGTAACAATTCTGAAAGACGTGATGTCAACTGCTTCCACAAACTGTAGGTACTCACCATTATTTATAGAAACAGGAGAGCTTATCATATTTTTAGGTCTTAAGTTTTCTGGAAGCACAGCATATGATCCTCGAGCCCTAATTAATGGGGCATCATTTCCTAGTACCAAAACTTTTTTATCTGGAAATATACTTTGACTACCAACTCTGTTTGAGGCGGCATTAAAAATATCATAGTACTCATTGTAAACTTTAATTTTGAGTAGTAACCCACTAGGCAAAACAATAGGGTCATATTCTTGAAGTCCATTACTGTTTGTTGCTACTGTTTTAATTGGAGCGGGCACTATTCCATAAATATGGTCTTTCATGTATGACTTCACTTTTTCGTTATATATAAAGCTATAATAAGCACTTGCCCCCATGTACGTACTAAAGTCAGTGGTTATGCCGTCTTTATGAAGAAGAACATGCATAGCATCTAAATCTTTAATAGGGTCACTTGTTGCATTACTCCAAAGTGTTGCAGGTGTTATTTTGTGTCCACTCCAAAAACCAAAGTCTAGAGATTTATTGTTTTCAAACTCAAGCTTACCGAGAGTTAAAGCGTTAATGCTCATCAAGTCTTTTGTTCTTGTAATTTTTGCTATATGACTTTTAGACTTCTCAAGTACTATTCTCATTGCTTGTTCTTCTTGCGAAACTGGTATGTATGGGTTTTGCCCCACTCTTTTTTTTTCAAGTTCATCTTGAGTTATCAAGTCTGACTGGTTGTGACTAGGTATAGTATAAAGTATCTCTTCATAAGACACAGGATCAACTCCTTTACCAAAATCATTTCGACCAGTATCCTTAGCAATACCTCTAACAGCAAGCTCTCTTGAAACCATAACTTGATTTCCATTTGGGTTATAGGTTTTATCACTTAACACAAACTTATCTATAAAGTGCCCTTTAGCTTCTGGCACAAACTTATTTTGTTCGTAAACCTCTCCGACTTGTACAAATGTATCTGCTATATTTATTCCTGTTGGCATTTTTATTTACTCCTATTTTTTATTTATGATGGCAAGTTATCGCATCCTTCTGGCTCATATAAGTCAAAACTTAAACGGAGGTAATAATCTAAACTCAAGTCTTTAAAAATAGTTTCTAGACTGTCACCACTTTTACTAAACACTAAACCTTCTGCCCTTAAAGCTCCCTTGCTTGCTACTCTAATAACTTTCCCACTAGCGACCTCATTATTATCTATCAAAACATACATAGGTGGATTAACTGAAGTCGCCGAATCAAACAGCTCTATTTTGCCATTATTTTTTTGTGTCAAAACTGAGCCCTTAGCCCATTCTAGAGCACCAGACACATCAACAACTTTGTCAATAAAGATTAACTCTCCAGCGACTAACTCTCCCACTGGTTTATATACATTCTTTTCACTCATACCTCACTCCTTTTATTTTGCTGTCATGTTTTCGCCAAAGATACTTTTTGCTACTTTTGTAGCAGTGTCAGATGAAACCCCTAAATTAGAGTTAGCTCTTAAATTGAGAGCGTTATTTCTAGCCTCTAAATCTTTATTCTCTTTCTTTTTTTTCTCATCGTCTTCATTTGCATCATCTTCTTCGCCATCTCCGTCTTCATCTTCTTTCTTAGAGTTTTTAAGAGACAAAAATTCGTCTTTCGTGCTACTTCTAAACTCTTCAAAATCTTTTTTCATTTCACCGATAAGCTCGTTAGTCTTATCAAGTTCAGTTTTTATGCTACTCGCATGCTCTTCTAATAGCTTTTTTAATTCTTCTTCAGTCATGTTTTTTCTCCTTCTATATTAAAATTATTATTTTACTTACCAAATAAAACAGCTCTTGCTGAGTTCTCATTAATACCTAATGCCTGAGCTCCATCTTTTTTTATACTTATGTATTTATGTATATTACTCATAGCGTCATAGTCAATTTCATCAATAAGTCCTTTTGATAATGCTTCTTTTGCTAAATAAGCATTTCCATCGCCAAAACTTGACTTTGCTTTCTCTAAATCAATATTTCTGTTTATTGCCACACTTTCTATAAATAAATCATAAATTAATGATAAATCGCTACTTATAATTTCTTTGCCTTCAGTTGTTCTTATGTCAGGATATTTTTTTATGCCTTCTATGTTAGTAACAATATGAATATCACTAGACATATAACTTGACGCCACAACTCCAACACTGCCAAAATATGAATGTCAGTTGTTGCTATTATTTTTTCAGTCGCTGTTGCTATCCAGTAAGAAGCACTAGCACAAACATAACCGCAAATCGCTATTGTGTTTTTATTCATGCTTTTTATTTTTCTCACAATATCACTTATGCCGTAAACAGTCCCTCCAGATGAGTTTATTAAAAAAACTACATTCTCAATTAATGCACTTTTAGAATATCTATCAATAGCGTCTTCAAGTTTACCCAAAGGCACATAATTAAAGTAGCTAGGCAAATCATCATTTGTATTTATGAGTTCCCCTGAAATAGAAATAAAAACAGTGTTTCCGTCTTCTAAAACATTTAAGCCATTATTAATTTTAATTGCCATTTTTGACCTCAATATTATTATTTGGTTTTAAGCTTTCCATCAGTTCTTGTTCCTCAATGAGTGTTTCCATGTTCTCCACAAAATCGCCACCATTAAGCTCTCTTGTTGCTCTATGCCTAGTTGTGAGTCCGTTTTCAATTGATTTTATAGATGCCTCTACATCTTTATTAGGGTCAAGTGAGGCTGTGATGAACCCCCCCAATTGTGATAAAGCCAAGCTTCCTTATGTAAAGGGTCGTCAAAGTTTTTTAATTCAAGCTTTCCTGATGCCACCATTTCAGTAATGAGTGCTTTATAAATATATTTGTAACCACTTCTTTGAAAATCTTTTCTGTATTGCATAACTGATTTCCAAAATTGCTGAATTGCTGCTCTTGAGGCTGAATAATTACTGCCATATTGTGCATTAAGAACTTCTGAAGGTACACCACGAGATGAAGCCATAGTTTTAACTACAATGTCAACAAAATGAGCTAAGTTTAAGTTTGGGCGAGTTGTTGTTAGGTCTTTAACGTCCTCTCCTGCCATAAGTCCATTAAGCACAATATTATTGTCACTATAACTAGTGTTTTGGCTAGGCATAGTGCCATTTAATTTTTTCTTCAAAAGATTGGTTGCGTGAACGAGTGAGCCTTTCTCGCCATCAGGTATCGTTCTTGTCACCACTCCCAAAATGCTAGCATTAAGTTTCATTGCCTCAAGTTCTGAGTTTATACTTGAACTTATTTTTTCAAGCTCACTCAATATATTTGTCGCAAGCGGTATTCCTCGTAAATCATTAATATCAAACCTATTGGCAATATGCACCACTTGTACTTGAGCAAGTTTTGTGTAGGGGGTTACTCTAATAGTGTCTTTGTTTGATACCCTTAAAGTAGAGTAATCATAAGTGCTATTAACCGCTATGTGATAAGCGACTATTTTACCAAACTCATCAAGCTCAATACCGTCATAAACATTTTTGCGACCTATACTGCTTGAGCCAGTACAAACATTTTCAGTTGCGACTATTCTTATCTTGACTGGGCAAAAATCGTCTTCACCATGATGATAGGTAAACAAAATGAAAACCTCGCCATCAATTAAATACTTATTAAAAACACTTCTAAGTAGTTTATCAGTATCAATATTTTCATAATAATCAAGTTTCTCTGACGCACATACTAGTTTCACATAATCTTCTATTTGCTTTTTTGTTTTCTTTTGCTCTTCTTTATCAACAATGCCCAAAACATCCCATAAAGGATTAGCACTTAAAGTGAGACCTGTACCTATAACATAACTCACTATCCAGTAAATGAGTGAGCCATAAGTTGTAGCATCCGTTATCGCTTCACGACTTCGCCTAACAAGTTCTTTTCTTTTGAAAAATGTGCTTGTTGGCGAGTAGTAATTATGTGTGTAGCTAGAGTTACCAGAATGATGATTAAAGTGTAGTCCAGCATCAGCGTTGATGCTTTTGTCAGAATCAATAAGGCTTATGATTGCCTTAAAATCATTAAAAAATGTTTTTAATCCCATGAAATAATTAATCCTTTTTTAGAATAAAAAACTCTGTAACCACTGATAATAAATGTTTCGTTCACAGTTTTGTCATACCAATATTTATAAAAAACTTTTAATAACAAAGTTTCACGCACACAAATAAAATCTCTGTTTGTTTTGGCTATTTTATTTATTCTTTTAACAAGTAAATAAACAGTAAACACATACCACAAACTGGCAAGTTTATTTTTTTTAGTTTGTTTAATTACGCTAGCATGAATTACCATCTGTCCCCCTTTGTGATAGAGTAAATATTTGTGTTGTCAGTGCCATCAAGTTTTTTAAGTTCATTCACCCAATAATTTCTTTCTTTGTTTAACTCATTCATGCTTTTATATTTAACACTTTGCTTGCCGTGTCCGTCTTCAAAGCCATAACTTTCCATACTTGATTGTTCTAATATCAAGTTGTCATAATGCTTGATTTTTTCTATTATTTCTTCTTTGGTGTATATCATGGAGTTAAGCCTACAAATTATTATTTGAATTATAGAGACTAATTATGTTTCGTCAATTCAGACCTATCTGTTTGACAAAACTGATTATATATATTAACTTCATGCCTAAGAGAGGGCTTTATATAATTAAATGGATATTTCACAACTTACAATTATAATTGCTAGCAAAATGGGAATAACTCAAACAGGTGAGCTTACAGGGAATGGACTCATTAAAGAAATTGAAAAGATAAGCAAAACTACAGCAACGCTTAAAGAGGATTCTATTAAAAGAGACAACGAAATTAAAAATATAAAAGAAGATATTGAAGAGCTTAACGGCACGATTATAGAATTAATAAAAGAAGTGAAAAACACTAACGCTTTGGTTGGAGAGTTTAAGAATAGGTTTGTAGAAAAAAATACTTTCAAAAATATTGTGAACTTTACAATAAAGGCATTTACTTTTTTAACTGCTACTGGTGGGATAGTTTATGTTATTTACAAGTTTATTGATATTTTTGTGAAATAA